GTTTTATCAAATATTAACTTTAACGTTTTATAAGGAAATAAAAAATGGCAAATCCTGCCTGGCTTAACAAGTACCTCACTATGAAGCCCGAAGTCGAGCGCATTTTCGACGATCTAGATCGTTATCTAGATTTCTGTAGACTCGAACTGCGTGACTTTAATCCCGCTCACATGTACGATAGATCTAACGATAATTATCGTGCGTTCCTGAATAGTCAACGCCCACCCCGTCAGTGGCAGGACCGAGGCGAGCGTAAACCCTATCAAGGTAAGAATCCACGCTATGGCCAAAGTTTTTCTCGTTGATCTAGAAGCCGTAGAAACAAGATATACAGGCGAGTGGAAGACCCACTTGCCTGACCTATTACGAAAAAGAGGTCACGATGTTCAAGTTATTGACGGCCCTACGGATATCCCTCGTGCCACTACTCCTGGCGCCTTTCTTAATTTTGGTGGCACTAATATCTATAAATCTAGTCAAGTTGAAAAGATTGGTAGACTATTTTGCTCTGGACGCATTTCAGCTGGCGACCATTTTATTTTTACTGATGCTTGGCATCCGGGCATTATAAATCTAAAATACATGAGCGAACTACTTGGTATTAAAGTAGTCATTCATGCTCTATGGCATGCCGGGTCGTATGATCCTCAAGATTTCCTAGGACGCCTTATTGGAGATGCTCCGTGGGTGCGTCATGCTGAAAAGAGTTTCTTTCATGCTATCGATCATAATTATTTCGCCACAGATTTTCATATCAACATGTTTTTTGAGAATTTACTCAATTCGACGTTCAACATAAACGATAATACAAATCTAAAGGTGGTAAGATCAGGTTGGCCGATGGAGTATATGAACGATACTTTGACAATGTATTACGGTATGGAGAAGAAAAACCTAATACTATTCCCGCATCGAATAGCGCCAGAAAAACAGTTGAATATTTTCTTGGATCTAAAAGAACAGTTACCACAATACGAATTCCGTGTTTGTCAAGAATATCCCCTAACTAAGAATGAATATCACAATATGTTAGGTGAGGCTAAACTAGTATTTTCAGCAAACTTACAAGAAACCTTAGGTATTAGTTGGTACGAAGGAGCATTAGTGAATGCTCTGCCTATGGTGCCTGATCGATTAAGTTACAGGGAAATGGCTTTAGATGATTTTAAATATCCTTCTGAATGGACAGAATCATTTAATTCATATAAGACTCACAGAGAAAAGGTAGTTTCCAAAGTAATTGACTATATGGAAAATTATAAATCCTATCTGCCTCGCCTAAATAAACAGGTACACATGTTAACCGTAGATTATTTCAGTTGCGATAATCTATTAGAAATGCTAAAATAACTTGTCATCCACGACTATAACTCGGAGAAAAATAATTGACAACATTTACAACAGAAGATCTCGAAAATTCTAGAAAATTAGTAGAAGAAGCACCATATCATCCCGGATATGAAGATGCAGTAATAGATAATGTTATCGCTGGAGCAGCACAGCAAGGCGACGACGATAAAGACTACAAAGAATCATATCTAGCGGATGCTATTCGCTTTAAAATGAAACGTGACAAAAAGCGTTTCTGGGCGGGTGACAATATCTCTGAATATGTCACCGAAGAAATCAAACACAAACTTATCGACGAAGCAACAGAAGCTTTTGAACTAGTGCTCGATCGTTTGCTAATTGATCGTGAAAATGATCCTAACAGTCAAGGTACAGCACGTAGGTTGGCTAAAATGTATTTTAATGAAATCATGAGCGGTCGTTATGATCCTAATCCAGACGCGACAGCTTTCCCTAACGATAGCGAGGAAAGATATGAAGGTATGTTGGTTGTACGCAGTGAATTGCGCAGTATGTGTAGTCATCATCATCAGCCTGTCAGCGGAGTTGCTTACATCGGAATCATTGCGGCTAATAAGCTCATTGGTCTTAGTAAGTATACTAGGATCGCTCAATGGTGTGCTCGCCGTGGTACACTGCAGGAAGAGCTAGCCAACGATATCGCTCGCGAAATAATGAAGGCAACAGGTGCTAAGGATGTGGGAGTATATATCCAGGCCACACATGGTTGTTGCGAAAATCGAGGTATCATGGCACATAGTTCACTTACACAAACCACGGTATTAAAAGGTGCTTTTAAAGAAGATCAAAGTACCAAGAAAGAATTTTTCGACAACATCAAATTACAACAGGACTTTGCCCCAAGATGAACTCCGTAGATCAAGCAAACGCATTTATAGATAGAGTTAAAAACTTACAAACGTTTGAAGTTAAGCGTATGTTAGATGGTCCTTTAGAATTTAGAGGAGGAAGGATTCCTTTCGATATACGAGCTAATCAAGAGTGTGCTTGGTTTAAGGTCATAGCTCTTACACAGAAAGAAGCTGAAGAAATGGTAGATAGTTGGTTGAGAGGCGAGGATGATTAAGCCGTTGCTCGATGAACTAATGGTACAACAGCAATTACCTGCTCAAGACGAATGGAGTAAAAAATGGCAGCACATGGTTGCTGTAATAATGCTTAACCAAACCGGTAGAAAAGCTGTGAAATACGTGTTACCGATATTTCTCCAAAAATGGCCTCATCCTATGAATTTTCTTCATGCTACTGTAGACGAAATAAAGGAAGTAATTTGGCCACTGGGCATGTATAATGTCCGATTTCAAAGACTTAAAAGAATGACCACAGACTTCTTTACTTGGGATGGAAATGATGCTACAATGTTATATGGGATTGGAAAATATGGTAGCGATAGTTATGAGATTTTTTTCAAACAAAACTATACTGTGAAACCCACTGACAAAGAATTAAAACGTTATCTCGCTGAGGAGATTTTTGATGTTGCTGAAGCTGCTTGAACGACTGGGCCGTAAGCGTATCATTTTTGATCGTGTACACAACGAACCGTACCTCGAACGGTATTATCTCTTTTTAAAAGAAAGAGAACGTTTTCCTTTCAACGTTTTTTTACATAAATTCCTAAAAGGAGATCCAGACGATGTCCATGATCATCCGTGGCCTTACGCAACTCTTATCCTTAAAGGCGGATATTACGAATGGATACCACAGTTTGACACCGAGGGAAAAAAGAGTTGTGAAATACGAAAGTGGCGTGGTCCTGGTCATTTCCGTATATGTAAGCCTACTTCTTATCATCGCATTGAATTAAAAGAAGGCGTCACGGCCTGGACATTATTCATGCCGGGACTACATAAACGTGACTGGGGATTCCTAGTTAACAACGAATGGATTCAAAACGAAAAATATTTAAAGGATAGATATGAACAAGCTCATAATCGATCATAATCAACTACAGGGGTTAGTTGGTAAAATATGTAGAGATATTACAATCAGTGGATGGCGGCCTGATTACATTGTTGGGCTTACAAGGGGCGGGCTAATTCCTGCTGTAATGCTCAGTCACTATCTTAATGTTCCAATGTACAGTTTAGGAGTGAGTCTACGAGATAGCAATGTAGAGTCCGAATCGAATTTATGGATGGCAGAGGATGCCCTAGGTCCTAATTCTAGAGAACGATATGTAGAAAATCCCGTAGATGTAACAGGTATTCTAGAAGCTGCTGTTGATCTATTAGAACAGGGCGAAACATATAAAAATATCCTTATCGTAGATGACATTAACGATACTGGTGCTACCTTTAATTGGATTATGGAAGACTGGCCCGGTGGTTGTTTTCCGGAAGATCCGACCTGGGACGAAGTATGGAACAACAACGTAAAATTTGCTGTGCTAGTTGATAATCTTGCCAGCAACTGCAGAGTAAAAATGGATTTCGTTGGCAAGGAGATCAATAAAGCAGAGAACAACGTTTGGGTAGATTTTCCCTGGGAAGACTGGTGGGCAAAATGATTAAAAAAATATTTAAACTACGGCCTAATCTTCAATACCCGTTAATGCGTGATCCTAAAAGGAATCCTAAATGCTATGAACTCACTGATCAAGAACGTGAAGAAGCTGTTCGACGAGTGGATGAAATCCTACGAGAACGAGCTGCTGAACAAGCACAGACATACTACGGAGCCTAAATGAAACCCATATTGTTATATTATTTGTTTGACGGTAAAAGATTCGAAAGCGGCAAGCGTTTTGGAATGTATAAGTTTACTGCCACCAAATGGCGTATCATGTATGATCTACCTCGGAGTTGAAGAATGAATGATTTAAAATTTACCACGGCAGGAGAGTATATGTCAAGTATTAACAATCAACTTGACGAAACAACTGGCCAACGTTACTTTGTTAACGAAGCTGGTCTAAAAGTTGATGCAGTTACAGGCGACCTATTACCCGTAGTTGAAATTCAAGCACAGTGTTTAGCACCATGATTAAAAATATTAGGATCTGGTTAGCCAGAAAAATTTTAGGAGATCACTGTCCTTGTTATAAAATGGGCTATCATAATCTTTGCGATTTTCGTAATCATAAGATCGGAGGTGGTAGAAAATGATCGATTCTAAAATAAAAATTCACTGTACAGATAACGGCAAAGATGTCGAGGTTCATATTTTAAATTATAAACCTCGAGCATTTCTAGAAGTAGCATTTCAAACTGTAAAGCTACGTATGGTCTATAAAGAAAATACTCGAGTGTTCTTCGGTAGTTTAATGGGCAGAGAATTTGTGGTCAGAGAGGATTCTTTACCACAGGAGCATCGAAAGGAATATCAGAGATGAAAAAAACAGATACTGGAAAAGTAATGTTCAGTCAACCTCCACACATTGAGGATAGTAAAGCACCCTGGACAGAATTAGTAGAAGAGGACTATCATGTTAAAGTATTTAGAGATATATATCCTGTTACTGATGGCCATTTGCTTTTTGTGCCTAAATACAATACTGTTGCTGTCCTAACAGATTGTTTTGAAGCTGCTATACACGACGGAATCAAAAGAGTTCTAGAAGGCGAGTGGGACGGGTTTAATGTCGGTCTTAACTACGGACCAGCTGCCGGGCAGACTGTAGAATGGCCCCATATACATCTTATTCCACGACGCAAAGGCGATATGGAAGATCCCACCGGCGGTGTTAGACATGTAATACCAGAAAAAGGAAATTATAAAAAAGGAAAGCAAGATGCAAGTAAAAACAAGTGAAAAAATCGGAACCTGCGGCTGTGGTCGTAGCCCCACAGGTGACTGCATAGGTTGGCACGGGCTATCCGAAGATCTGTACCAGCAAAAAAAGGCCGAATGGGAATTAAACGAATACAAAAAACAAGCCCAGGCTCTTTGGAATGATAGCTGTACTTCACATCGATCAGAACAGAATGATTGAAATTTCTGTACCGTGGAAAAGTCAAAGTAGTGTATGGTGGAATGAAACCTGTGCCCGCATTATCGAACACTTCGGTTTACCTGGAGATCGGTACACTACTGAAGTAAGCACCGATGATATGAAATTCTTTTTTAAAAACGAAAAAGATGCTTTTATGTGTAGAATCATGATCAGCGAAGAATTATGAAAGAAAGAATATTAATAGTTCTCGCTTTGGTCGCTTCTATATCTATTTTAGTATTAACAGATTTTGGAAATTCGGCCACTGTAAGAGTATACGACTGCAGTATGGCCGAATGGCATCCCGATACTCCGAAAATCATTAGAGAAGAATGTCGTAGACTTAGAAAAGAAATTATTGAAGAAAATCGAAAAGACCCTAAAAAATCATACATATGAAATCTTGGACTTTACTTGTAAAAAAAGACCCAAATTCTGAAGATCATTATATTGAACTTACTGAAGAAATTTTAAATGAATCTGGGTTTAAAATTGGGGATGAATTACATTGGATTGACAATCGAGACGGATCTTTTACTTTAATGAAAGAACCGTTGACAACATTCATTAATAATGGTATAATAAACAATGAGCAAAATTAAAATCGCAGAGCTGTTTTACAGCATTCAAGGTGAAGGACGCTATATGGGCGTGCCTTCTGTTTTCTTACGCACATTTGGCTGTAACTTTAAATGTGCTGGCTTTGGTATGCCTAAAGGCGAACTCAGCACAGAAGTAGAGGCTATAGCTGACAAGATTTCAGAGTTTAAAACTTATGAAGAACTGCCGTTGGTCAGTACCGGCTGTGACAGTTATGCATCTTGGGATCCCAGATTTAAAGATCTGAGTCCTATGTTGACTACGGATGCTATTGTAGAACGTACTATGGAGATACTGCCATTTAAACGTTGGGAAGATGAGCATCTAGTTATCACAGGTGGGGAGCCATTATTAGGTTGGCAACGTGCTTATCCAGATTTGTTAGATCATCCTAAAATGCAAGGTCTTAAAGAGATTACTTTCGAGACAAACGGTACACAGGAATTAACTAAAGAATTTAAACATTTCTTGTTAGACTGGGTCTTAAATCCCAAATGGGGTAAGAGAGGTCACGATGCATTGACGTTTTCAGTTAGTGCGAAATTAAGTTGTTCAGGGGAAGAAAGGTCCGTTGCCATTCGTCCAGATGTAGTGTGTCAATATCAAGAAGTAGGATACACTTATCTAAAATTTGTTATTGCCACCGAAGAGGATGCGGAAGAGGCGATCGAGACACTGGATATCTATCGTGCAGAAGGATTCCAAGGTCCGTGCTATCTTATGCCTGTGGGGGGTGTCGAATCAGTTTACGCTCTCAACAATCGTCGTGTAGCAGAATTAGCGATGAAAAACGGTTTGAGGTATAGTGATCGACTACAAGTACCTCTGTTTAAAAATGAGTGGGGAACTTGATGAAAAATTTTATTAAAAAAATGATGGGCTTAGACAAATTAGAGGAATCTATAGCAAAAGCAGAAGCCGAATTGGCAGAAGCTAATCGAAGATTGGAGGAAGCAGAAAAAGCACAGAAGTCTGCTCAAGAACAAGAAGAATTGGCTAAATTGACTCCAAAAGATCGTGCTAGCCGGAGAAAAGAGCCGTGGGTTGGAGTATTAAATACGCATGTCAACCAAGACAATGTACGAAACGGATTTTTCGAACTTGACTGGAACGACCATTTTGTGTTAAAATTAAAGCAAGAAGGATATGGTGCCGATGGTGACAAAGACGAAGAAATCGTCGATCGTTGGTTCCGTGAACTTTGCGCCAATGTTGTAGTAGATGGCGAATACGGTGGTCCTGTTGATACAGGTGTTATAGACATACAGAGTGTAAAAAGAAATAATTCATGACAGTATTGAAAATGAAAAGTCTCGAGCCTATGACTCCATATGCTCCTAGTTGGGATTTTTCGTTCGGTGTATACAAATGGTTAGAACAAGATAAGATTGAAAAAATCAAGTCTTGGATTCTATCAAATGAACAACGGTTCATTTCCTCCTATTCTGGCGATTACGACGGCGGAACCGGCCTAGGTATTGACAGCGTAACTGGCGGCTTTGCCCAATATAATCTATTTAAATTTTCTAACGAACTTCCAGAATTAGATGACCTTTTAAATTTTGTAAGGACATCGTACATACAATTCGTCAGCGAAGACAACACTCCCGCTATTGAATCTGAAATCGTTTGTTGGTTTAACGTCATGCGATCTGGGCAACAGGTTAAGGAACATACGCACGGTGCCGGAAACGATGTATATCTTAGTGCTAATCTAATCTTAGATGATTATCCAACTAAAACAAATTACAGATGTCCCTTTGATCGAGATTTAATTTTGCCCATAGATAACAATACAGGAATTCTTACAATATTCCCTAGCTGTATTCCCCACTATAGCGACACATTCGTTAACGGTGGAGAACGAATCAGCATTGCTATGGATATTAGAATTCTTGGTATTTTAGAAAGCAAAGAAAGACAAGCGATTCCATTTTTAAACAACGAAATATTAGAAAATGACCTACATTTTAGTTGATACTGCTAACACATTTTTCAGAGCCAGACACGTGATTAACGGCGATGCTGATATCAAGCTCGGCATGGCTTTCCATATAACTCTAAATTCTATCCGCAAAGCTTGGCAGCAGTTTAACGGCAGCCACGTTATTTTCTGCTTAGAAGGACGTTCCTGGCGTAAAGACTATTATGCTCCATATAAAAGAAATCGAGCAGAGTCTAGGGCTGCTCACAACGAAAGAGAACAGGAAGAAGAAAAAGTCTTTTGGGAAGCATTTGACACATTTAAAGATTTTATCAAAGATAAAACCAACTGTACTGTTTTACAAAATCCACAGCTAGAAGCTGATGATCTTATCGCAGGTTGGATACAGAGCCATCCAGATGATAATCATGTTATCATTTCAACAGACACAGACTTTGTTCAGCTAATAGCGCCTAATGTAAAACAGTATAACGGTGTAATGGAATGTACTATTACTCATGAAGGATATTTCGATGACAAGGGAAAACCTATCGTCGACAAAAAAACTAAAGAACCAAAGCCTGCTCCTGATCCAGAATGGCTGTTGTTTGAAAAATGTATGCGTGGTGATACCAGTGATAATGTCTTCTCGGCGTATCCGGGTGTACGTACTAAAGGTACAAGCAAAAAAGTTGGCCTTACTGAAGCGTTCGAAGATCGTAAAAGCAAAGGCTTTGCGTGGAACAATCTCATGTTACAGAGATGGACTGACCACGAAGGCAAAGAACATCGTGTGTTAGAAGATTACGAACGCAATCGTCGACTAATCGACCTCAGTCATCAGCCAGACAATATCAAAGAAACTATAGCAACGACCATAGCCGAAGCAACAGGTGCTGATAAAAACATCAGCCAAGTAGGAATTAGATTAATGAAATTCTGTAATCTTTATGATCTTAAAAAGATCGCAGAACAGGCGCAATCATACGCCGAACCACTTAACGCGAGGTATACACAATGACAGACTTACACGCCAAACCGATCATAGATAACAAATTCTGGATCATCGAAAAGGATGGTGAAAAATTTGCCACTCTGAGAAAAGATGAAGAAAATAGATTTGTTCTCAGCAACGAATCCGGAATTAAGATTTATAATAATAAAACAGATCTTACAAAACAATTCGGAAAAGACTTTTTCGTTGCTAAGATCGTTCAAGAATCAACCGACTCACATCCGTTGGAAGTTCACGGATATTCTTCTAGTTGTTTACCACATAACTCAATGTTTGACATTAGGAAAAAACTTCCGCTGTTTACCAAGAGTGAAGATTCAAAGAGCTTATACTGTGCCGGATACTATGTGATCAAATTCGATAAGGGATGGGTTAAAAGTTTCTGTCCTAAATTAATCACATTACAAAGATATCCGTATAAGGGTCCTTTCAAAACTGAACTAGAAATGAAACAGGTTTTGTCTAATGTCTCAAAATAATCTACCCAATAGTCTTCCTTCAGTTGAGAAACTGATACAACGAATAGCTGTAGCGGAAAGAGGACAACAAAAAGAAATAAGGCTTACTATACAAGAAGCTAGGGATCTTACATCCGAGCTAGCTGTGTTAACTGCTAAATTGGGTAAAACCGTTCAGGAGATACACGCTATGCTATCGCAAATACAGGAATCTACCACTAAAATAGACGTTAAGTTCGACGGCGGAAACTTCTAAAGGAATAAATATATACGTGGTTAATTAGGAACACGTATATAATGAGTAGACCAAAACCTAAGATTATATTAGAGCACGTTAACAAAGAAACATTTAAAGTTGAACAGATTTTAGATAGCGAAGCCATCTGGGCAGTATTCTATCAAGGAAAACCTTTCAATCTTAAAAGTGGCAGCATCGCTGTCAGCTATCCTGGACCAAAATATAAAAAGGTCAGTTTCTCAAATCCAGGCCACGCTCATAATCTAGCTAAAAAATTAAACAAATTATTCAAGACCAACGACTTCACTGTTTACAAACTGACCGACGGCGAACAAATAAAATAGTATGGACAAGAAGGATACCTTTACTGCGGTATTCTTAAAAGAATCCGGAAAATCTCTAGACGAATTTAAACAGGCAAAAAATACCTGGTGGTGGAACTACAGACAAAAGAGTTCGGGTGGGTTGAGATTGACCGAGGAAGGTTTTAACTTTATAATAGAAAATACAGAAATTAGAAGTTATAAAGTAGATTTTCCAAAAGACCTAAAAATAACTCCTCAGATTTTAATTTATTTGGATAGATTCATTACCTGTCCGTATTTCGTAGAAAAAACATCTGTTACTGTATTCGAAGAAAAATCAGCATTAGAATTATATCTATTTTCAGGCGATATAAAAAAGATGGGTGCTGTAAAAGCATTAAACAAAAGATTAAGCCAAGAATTAACTGCCTAAATTAACTGCGTAGTAAATATTATCATGATAGAAATAAATCCTTTGGAAATATTAAATCTAAGAAAAGTAGAGACTGTGCCTCCACATTTTTCCAAAATGAAAGTTTCGGAAAAAGATATATGGGGCAATGATTTAGAAGACTGGATTAGATCAAAACTTCATGGGAGATATTTCGTTAAAAAATACCCAAGCATCGGCGATGATGGAAAACTTAAAAATTCTACATTTGTCGGTTTTGAGATACAGTCAGAATTGACTCATTTTATTTTAGCTTGTCCACATCTAAGGAGAAATCAATGGAAGAATTAGCAGCACAAGCCGCAGCGGACGCGGTAAAAGAAACCGCAGCACAACAACCTCAACAACCGCAGGGTCCTGATCTTAATATCAGCGACTTAGCCGCATTAAGAAGTATCGTTGAAGTTGCTAGTCAAAGAGGAGCGTTCAAAGCCGCAGAATTAGAATCCGTAGGAAAAGTTTATAACAAACTAACTACATTTTTAGATTCTGTGACTAAACAAAAGGATCCGCAATGAGAACTCTTAAACATATAGGTAAACTAAAAAACACAGGATCTAAGGTCGTTGTTGTTTTTAGAACAGTGCCCGGAGAATCAAATATGGCATTGATATTACCTACTGAAACACTGAGCGACGAGTATCATAATGCTATCATGTCTCTTGTAGAAACCGACGAAGCCCAGCAGGCTTTTGAGTTGGGAGAAATAATGTTTACTAGATTATTTCCAGATGGCAGACCTATGCTACGAGCTGTACAGGCAGATGGTAGACTACAAAAATTTGCTACTGACAAGATCATTATGACTCCGTCACCAACTTCAGAGGTGTCATTAGATCAACTAAATGTACTAATCGCAGAACAAAAAAATTGTTCTATTGATGAATTATGTACATTTGTTAAAGGTTATAATAAACCGGCAGATAGTGAAGTAACAACAGTAGCCACAGCACAGGAAGTACCAACAGAAACATCGTTAAAGGCTCCTGATAATTCAGCACTATCCGATAAAGATATTGCTAAAGGTCTACGTAGTCAAGCAGACGCTCTTTACAAAGAAGCAGCAAGACTTCGTAAACAGGCAGAAGATTTAGACCCAACTGTTAAAAAATCCACAAAGGTAAAAGAAGAAGAAGGTGCCGTCTAAGCAGTTGTTCAAACCTCCTCGACACCTCGTCGAGGAGTGGCCTGAAGTTTTTGAAGATCTTTATATGAATACCATGCCGGTGGCATATTTGGACTTCATAAGATTAGAATTTCATAACGGTCGAATTTGGGAAATCAATATCAAAGAAAAGTTGAAAGAAGCGGATCCTGATTCAGTGGCCGATAATTTATTAGAAACTTTTCAGGAATATCGAGAAGATATAAAAAAGATCGATTTCAAAGTCGATGTAGATAGATTAAAGTCAGATATTAAAAAACAATCTGATGATATACTTTAATCTTTAATTTCCTTAAGTCTCCAGAGTCTAGATTTATCATCCATCTTATCGTGGGTGTAAATCCTATCTACTCT